AAGCAGCGTCTCAGCACTTAACGGCTCTTTCGTCACTTCCGTTGATATGCCCGGAAGTGCGGCGCCATATATTGAATTTCGCATCGTCGCTGTTGCCGGCACAACACCTCTGTATCTAAATAACGTTTATGTAGGTCCTGGTATTATCACGCAAGGCCCTGCCGTGAGTGGCTGGCAGACATACACCCCAACGGTTAATAACCTTTCAGGTTTTTCCACGGCTCCTTATGGCTATTGGAGACGAGTCGGTGATTCGGTTGAGTGTGTGGTGGCTTGGATTAAAAACGCAAGTGCAGGTGTATCTGCCAGCGTGGTGACGGTGTCCATTCCTCCTGGGCTAACCGCTGACACAACTAAAATATCCCCGCTCGGCACTGTACAAACGCTCGGCGTTACATCTATGTTTGGTGCATTTGTGGCAAACTTTGAGGATCCATATAGTGTTACGTATCAAAGCACGACAACCGTATCTATATCGCGGACCACAACAGCGAATAACGCGCTAGGCAATCAGTTTCTCGCCAACGGCACCGTTTCCATGCGATTTACTCTGCCGATCGCCGAATGGGCTGATGGCACTATTAACTTGCTCTCAAGCACTGTTACAGAAGCTAACGCTGGTTTGTCTGTTGAAGGTTTAGCAGCAGCTGCTATAACTATCAACACAGCAGCAAGATTTAACACCACAAAACTATTACGGGGATCGATAACTTATTCTAGCGCGACTGGCGGTTTTACAGTTCCTGTTTCTGATTTTTATAGTGTGCGGGCGCAAGTTTTTGGGCCATTTAACGGCACACCGAGACTCGTTTTGCGAAACACTACTGATTCAATTGATTTGTTCAGCGGAACGACAGGACCGACCACATTAGGTCCAGAAACAGGCGCCTTAATCGATTGTACTGTTCAATTGGTTACTGGTAAGACTTACGCCATTATTGTAACTGGGGGATCTTATACATACTACACGGGAGATGTTTTTAATAATCTTCAGGTGCACCGCGTCCCGCAGTATAACACATCCGCTCCAGTCGGATTCGGCAAAGCAGACAGCTCCAACAGCGGTTTTGTAAACCCACGCAAAGGACAGACAACTTTAATTATATCTGGGACAGGCTGGTCCGTAACTAGAGCTGTGGGTATATATTATCAAGACCAGGATGGAAACCACCGACTAAAATTTAATATTGCTGGATCATGTGCAGCCACCACAGCTTTTACTGGAACTATTACCGGTGTGACATTTTTTAATGTTACAAGTTTTGGACAAGCTATAAGTGCCACAATTGGCGAGGCTGGAATAGCGGCTAGGGCAACTTTAAATGCTTACGTTTCTCCTAATGCAGGGACATTTTTTGTAAGCAGTGTAAGTGGAAATTTTACGTTTTTAACATTGTCTGGTGATGTTGAATTAGCTTCGAAGCCTAGCTGGGCATAAGCTTTTCTGAGCCTGGGAGCGTTTTAGATGAAAAGACTTCTTCTCCTCTTGGTTCTCTTGCTCTCTTGCAGTAAGGACAAAGACCAGATTGTACCGGTTCTTTCTCCTCGTCTGCCTGAGTTAAAAGAAGCATTTGAGAAGAATCGTGAAAGATCGTTTGACTTACGAGATCCAGCTACTGGCTGGATCTCGATTTCCGATTGCGACGCGATGATTTGGGCAGGCAAGTATTCATGCAGCCTTGGCGAAGCCTCAACGGTTAATCTAAGGGCTTCCGAGTATCCTGAACAGCCAGGACGGTTCGATCGCCGTCCGCCTCCTTTTTGTTGGACTAAAAAGCTCGGCGACCAAGGTTCCAAGACCACTTGGTCGAGAGACATGGGCATCGCCGGGCTTATTCCAGCAGCATGGTGCGCAAAGGATCTGAAATTGCTCGAAGACCATGCGGCATTCGGCGAGGCGAATAAGTGGAACATGGGTGAGCCAGTAGCCGATGGGAGGGGCATATACAGCAACGGTTTGATAGGCATTCTCTATTCGGCGATTAAAGAGCTTGGCGGGGAAGATAATGAAAAGAAAAAGCTTCCTTCCTTTTATTTTCCAGGTCTCAACGACTATCAAGCCCATCTTCAAATGATGGATATCTGGATTCGGGGAGAAATGAAAGATTCCATTTCGTCGGTTATGCGGGATCGGATCAAAGAGCACTCCAAGAGGGAACCGGATTGTCCCTTCTATTCCTATCTAAACGGTCTGTACAGCGGCTCCCAAGATCGAACCGTAGAATTATTACTTGATTCAAACGAACCAAAATGCAGCTACGTGCGGTCGAATGAAAAAGAAAAGAGCGACCTTGCTGAATGGCTTTTTGTTGCAAGACTAACCATTGATCAATTCCTCATGCTATAATCTAAAAACTACAACGATTCACAATTGAAACGCTAAAAAGCCTTTGGATTCATCCAGAGGTTTGTTTTGTAATCAATTTTTTTAAAAAGGGTAACAACCTTTGGAGGATTGTACAAAAAACTAGAGGAGGTAAATCCAAATGTTTAGGCTTATCGTTATTCTATGCTTGCTTCTTTCAGCTTGTGAGAAAGACGAACCGATTAAAGATCACGGTTCAAGACTCGAACCCGTTGAGGATGAAGGCATGCAATACGATGGCGACTTGCTTTTGGATTCTAAAGAATCCGGTTATGATAACCGATATCTTTCGCCACCTGAATACCCAAAATGTCATTTTGATAATTGCGGCGTCTACAGTTTAATATATCTCGAATGCCCATTTATCATGTCCTAACCTTAAAGGGAAAGGCTAAATCATGGATAAAACCTATGGAATTGAGCAAGTTTTAGAATTACTCCAATTTGTAAAAGATTTAGCATTGTGCATTGAAGCATGCAAATCAGATGGAAAAGTCAATGCTTTCGATCTGGTTCATGTTATCAAATTATCTCCTAGTCTTATCTCGGCTGTCCGTGGTGCAGGTGATGTTCATCTTGAACTGAAGGATCTTAACGGAGAAGAAATGGAAATTCTCTTAAAGAAGCTTCAAGAGGCAATGTTTGAACTTGTGGGGGCGTTTACATGAAATCCATTTGGGAAGGCGCAAAAGAACTCTGGGAGATTGATCGATTAGGCGTCAACTTCTGGCCTGCCTTACCCACAGGAATAACCGTGCATTATACTGCAGACGGCGACATTGCTCGCGTGAAGCGAGAAATGGACAAGACCAAGGTCGGTTATCACTTTATCATCGATAGAGACGGTTCGCTGCATCAGACGGCGAACCTTACCAAATCGGTTAATCATGCGGGGAAGGCGATGTGGAACGGCCAATCCCCGAACCGCACGCATCTAGCCGTTGCGATCGTCTCCTGGGGATTTCTGAACGACGACAGCCTTTCTTGGGCAGGAACCAAAGTATTAGGCACGAAGCGCAAAGGCCAGCTCTGGGACGCTGCGAGCGAGGCCCAAGAGAAGATGCTTATGCACCTAATTCGAGGACTCATGCGAGACTTTTCGATATCTCCTGCGAATATTTGCGGGCATGATGAGTGCGCATTGCCAAAAGGGCGTAAAAGCGATCCAGGACAGACGCTTTCAAAGAGTATGTCAGATATACGCAAGGAGCTTTCATCATGATAGGCATTGTATGGCTCATGGCGAAAGAGGTATACCAGAAATATGGTTATCAATTACTAATTCAGGGTTTTATTTATGCCTGGGACGCTTTCGCCAAAAGAAAAAAACCGAAATGAAAAGGTTTTCATTCGGATGACACTGGAAGAAATAAGAATTGTGAAAGAAAATGCTGAAAAATATTGTGGCGGGAACTTAAGCAAATGGATGCGACAGCGGGCTTGCAATCCTATGCTAGATATTTCTATAAAAATGCAAGATGAAAAGGACGCTGAATAGTCCTCTTCTTATCAAAATTTATCTCGCCGTATCTTTTTCTTTTTTTTGTATTGATTAAGTTTGATGACACCTTCAACATTTAAGTTGTCAATGAATGAATCTGTGAGACCTTTTATAATATCAACATGGCTTCTCAAAGCTTCATTCGTTATTTCGTGCCGCATCCAAGGTACAATGGTTAGAGCATAAAATTCTGTAGCCATCCAAAGTCTTCTATCACTACAAAAATCTGAAGAAATAATTTCAAAGGATCGGAAACCTAAAACATTATCAATAAATTTAATCCTATAAGTCTCAGCTGGCAGTCCATAAATAGGGAATTCTTGCGTGATATCCAAAAGTTCAACGGTTTTTTCGCCTAGCAAAGCGGATTTGATTTTTTTAAAAATTGATCCATATTCCATAATCACTCTGTTTTATGCTTGAAAATTTTCTCTTCATATAGTGCAAAGATTAGCAGATTTATATAAGATTTGACCATAACTAATCTTTTTCAAAATATAACTCGATCCGTCCATAGTCTAACAAGGAAATTTTACATCTTTAGACTAAGGAGATTATCAATGTCTGCTCTTAAGCTTTGGTTTGTCATTCTTCTTGCAGTCACGGCTTTTGTAATAATTACAAGCCCTGCTTTTTACGATTTCACCAAAGAATTGCTTAATTTTCTGATTACAGTAATTGGCTGGCCTTTAGAATTGCAGGGATAAATATGGCGACGGCTTAACTTCGTCTCGCGACTACTCCTCCTACCATTTAACCCAGTCCTAAAAAATGGGCACCGTCAATTTAATTGTATTAAAGAAAAAGGCCAAATACAGGCCCGTGAATAGAATTTATCTAGGTAAGAATAGATTAGAAAAGAATATCACGCATTAACGTCTCTGAATAATGGCCTCCTTTTCTGTAAATATGATCAGCAAACTCGATTCGGTTATATTTGGAAGAGAATAACATTATAGAATTCAAGATTATTCTTGTATGCAAGGACAAAACTAAAAATTTTAGCGTGACTTTGCTGCTCAAATCTTAACCCCTCCGACAATAAATCTAGCTTATCACGGACGGCGGATTGGATGCTTGGATTCCTATAAAACTATTGTTGATCAATTTGAGATGAAAAATTAGAGAATATTTGCTTCGAAAAACCATCTATAAAGAAACCTGCGCACCTCGATCGCCTGCTATCTAATTCATGCACTTGGAATAACCGTTGGAAAAGAGTCTCTGCATACTGGAAATCTTTCAAGCTTGCGGAATGCCAATCCTCAAGGTCGGCTCTTAACTGCTTACTGCGAACAAGCTTCCAATCCCGTTCGACTAGAGCTGGCGGTTTGCCCTTTTCGACCCCATCCCAAAACGCAACGGCTTTCATGAAATAGGCTTTTATAAACCAATCATCGGGTAAGACATGAAGCGTGACTTGGGATTCTTCAGTAAAGCTGAAGTAATCGCAACGGCTCGCGCCAGATACGAAAAGCTGATGTTGCACTTGAGGGTAATAGTGATCAGGAATTTTCCCATCCAGTGCGGTTTGATGATCCTTCATGCCTGGACATTTAATTTCTAATACCACACCGTCATTATAGCCGTCAAGACTGGCCCGCATCCAGGGAAAAGTACTATGCTGCACCAGCGTCGGCGGCATATCGATGTCATTCATGAGCTCATAATGAGCTCTTGCGCGCGGTTCAAGTTGAATTCCCCTGCGTGTAGCCCAATTCCCATCCCAAGCTTTCTTACGCCCGGTTTTGAGCTCCCAGAGAGCGTATGGGGTGCAGTAAGGGGAATTTCCCCAAATGACTGGGGCATCAGAGGAGCCCACGCCATTTTTTCTCCATTCGTGCCATGTATCACTTTCCACGGTTTCCTGCCTCATATCCTTTTTTAAAGGCGAGCTCCATCGCCAGTTGAATGGTATCGTCTGTCATTGTCTGAGACGTCATGGCAATGAAAATTTGCTTAAGCCATGCCTTCTCGGATTCCGAAATTGGGATCATTCTATTCGTCGGTTCTTCGTTCATAAGTTTTTGCCTCATTTGATGCAATGGTTACTGATTTCGTGATCGATCCGCCTATAGACTGATTAGCCTTATCAAGCCATTCTTTAAATGCTTCCACGGTTTTTTTATGCCTGGATATCTTGATCGTTTTTACGAATATATCACCGTTCCCGCAAAGACGAAGCATCTCAAAACCGTCGCAACTAAAAATTATATCTGTCATAGTCTTTTCCTCTATTAGAAAGTCGGAACACAAAAGGCAATTCTGTATTGATTTTCCCAGGCCATGCCTACTGAATAACCGTTTGAACAAAATTCAGAGCGATTGTTTATATATTCATAGAGAGCATTTGCGCCGAAGATATCGTCGGAGGTTAATCCGGGAACCATATATAGATTATTCATGATAGAGGCTGGTTGGCCCAATGGCTGCTGCCGTCCTGGTTCTGTATATGTATCTGCAAGGCCAAACATATGGCCCATTTCATGAAGAATCACGCGGTATGAAAATTGATCGGATTCATTTAGATAACCGGCAAGATAAACTTCGTTCTTGCCAACGATCGCATAGGATCTTTGTAAAGAATTGTCGATATAAACTCTAATCGTGCCTTGCCCTGCTTCTCCATATTGAAAGGCTACCTTTTTACACTTCCAAAAAGGATTATCTTTTAACGCATCGACCCAAGCGCTAACCGCTGTCTCTATCGATATTCTTATAAATTCCGCGTTAGTAACACCTTGATCTGAAGGACTAGCAATAGCGTAGATCTGGACGGGCAGAACGCAGCCTCTCCGCTCAATTGTGGTGAATGCAGACCATTCTTTCATTGTTGCGCGTCCAGGCGTAAAGGTTGCATAATTTAAGCTAGATTTTTCTTCTTTCACGCCGCAACTGAGAACCGCTGATAATGCTAGGATACATAGAGATTTTTTCATTCAAAATGCGCCTTTGGTAAAATGATTTCTTTAATCGTGTTGTTTCCTTCTTTATTCGTTCCGTAGCAGCGGATCATTTCAGTCCCTTCGGGAATCAAGTGTTTTCTGCAGCGGTTTAATAACTCTTTCCATTCCCTCCTGCCTTGCAGCGTTAAGTCTACAGGTTTCGCTCTTGTCGTTAGCATCACCAACTGGGATTCAGAAATTATAAAATTTCTCATTTAATAATCCTTAAAGTCTTAGTCTTTCTCTAAAAACCATATCAAGAAAAAGCTGCATATCAAAGCAAATCCCACAGCGAATATAAATTGCATATCGGATAAAAAATGCCTCTTGATAACAATATAAGAGAGAAACCAGAAGATAGCTAACAAACACACAAAATATCCGGAATACCTAACCAATAAGTTCATGGAAGCCTTTCTGTAGTAAGATTCCATTGATTTTATAGATATTTTCTCTAAAATTTCTTGCCTCATACTTGCAAAATATGTAGGGTGAATCAAGCAAAAAACGGAGACATCAATATGCGATACAAACCGGAGATTAAAGAGCTCATCAACTGGTTAAAAAATGAACAGAATAATATGGCTCAGCTAGCTAATATGCTCGGCTATAAATCTTCATCAACAATTGGCAAATGGATCAAAGACAACAAAATACCACTTCGCCCACGCAATCAGGTGTTGGCGATCATTCGAGGGGAGAAAATAGATGTCACTTCTAGCACAAATTACTAAAGGAAAAATGAAAAGACCTATAGCCGTTATAATCTATGGAATTGACGGAGTTGGTAAGACAACCGTTGCGTCACAAGCTCCTAATCCGGTTTTCTTTGGCCCTGAGCTTGGAACCTCCCAGCTGGATGTTGCCCGGTTCCCACAGCCTAAAGTATGGGCAGACACAGCAAAGGCGGTTGAGGTTCTAACAAAAGAACCGCACGATTTTAAAACACTGGTCATAGACTCGCTCGATTGGCTTGAGCCTTTACTGTTCAAAGCAATCTGCGAAGATTATAACGTTAAGTCGATCGAATTGGCAGGCGGCGGCTACGGCAAAGGCTACGTCAAAGCTTTTGAAATGTGGACCGTGCTCAAAGATCAGCTTGAGAATCTTCGTAATACAAAAGGAATGAACATCATTTTAATAGCTCATAGCGAGGTCGTGACGTTTCTCGACCCAGCGACACAGCTTAGCTATCAGCGATATGAAATGAAGCTACACAAGCGATCCTCGGCCCTATGGCGGGAATATGTTGATGCCGTACTCTTTGCCAACTTTGAGACCTTCGCTAAAAAGGAAGGTAATAATGTACAGGCATATTCCGACGGTGCTCGCGTTATGCACACCGAACGCCGGCCCGGTTGGGATGCAAAGAACCGTTTTGGTTTACCTGGCAAGATGGATTTTTCTTGGGGAGCTCTTGCAGAGGCTATTGCAAACTCAGATCCGCTATCACTTGATGCGGTTCGCGCGAAGATTGCAGGTCTTATGACCTGCATTACTGATGATGAACTTAAAGAGAAGGCTATCGGAGCAATTGAGCGGGCAGGGGATAATCTAGGCCAACTCAATGCTATAGCTAACCGATTATCATTGCGATTAGGCGACGCCTAATAGAAAGGGAATCTTGTGCTACTAGAAGCAGGTTACTACAAAGGAAGAATCTTAGATTACGGCATTAAGAAAACATCGAAAGGAGATCCTGCTCCGACGATCGCTTTCGAAGTAAAGGATTCGGCAGGAGCAACTCACAAAGTCTATTGGCAAGGCAGCTGGAACGGTAAGGCTATGGATTTCGCTATGGAAGCCTTGCTAGTGTGCGGTTTGAAAAGTTCTCAAAACCTGATGTTTCTAGCCGATGGAAAGGCATCTAAGGCCCTTGACCTGAGCTTATCTTTCGATCTTGATATCGGAGTGGAAACGAATCAAAGTGATCCATCGAAAAAGTATAACCGTGTGAACTGGATTAATGCCGACGGTTCTTCAAAGATCAAAGATGCAATTACGGTTCAAGAATTTGCTCCGCTGCTGAACCAGAGAAATCTGGTAGCCGAACTTATGCGCGTCGCGCAGGAAAAAGGCTTTGATCTAAGTAATTCCGTTTTAAATAAAGCTCCAGAAGTCGAGTTGCCTTTTTAATTTAACCTAAAGAAAAGAAAAAATAACATGGCGATAACTCTCCGGCCCTATCAAGAAAAAGCACTTGAGGAAATCCGGGGATGTTATCGCGATGGCATTAAAAAAGTTCTCTTGCATCTCGCCACCGGAGGAGGTAAGACGGCCATATTCTGTGAGATCCTAAAGTCTGCAAAGACAAAGGGCACCAAGGCAATAATGGTCGTTCGCGGTAAAGCATTAGTCGATCAGGCGAGCCTTCGCCTTTCGCAAATGGAAGTACCGCACGGAGTTATGCAGGCCAATCATTGGCGACGAATGCCCGATGAAGCGATTCAAATCTGCTCCATCGATACCTTATATCGTCGCCGGTTAATTCCACCTGCTGATTTAATCGTCATCGATGAAGCGCATCTTGCAAGCAGCGAAAGTTATCTATGGTTAGTTAAGCAATATCCTAATGCCTTCTTCCTTCCTGTATCCGCTACTCCTCATGTAAAAAAAGGTCTGCGCCACGTAGCAGACAAGGTAGTCTATCCCATAGAGATGAAAAAGCTCATTGCGGACGGCTACCTTGTCCCCGCCATTTACTATTTGCCTTCCAAGCCAAACTTGGACGGAGTCGAAATAGACAAAAAAACCCACGATTATAAGCAAGACCAACTCGAAAAGCGAATGCGAAATACAGTTATTTATGGGCACCTCTCGCATAGTTATAAAGTTTACGGCCAGAACCGGCCCGCCCTTGCCTTTGCCGTTTCGGTTGAGCATTCCCTGGAAATGGTCGCTGCCTTCAATGAAGCTGGCATCGCCTCGGTTCACATGGAAGCCGATACCGCGATGCACGAACGCATGCGCATGATCAAAGACCTTGAAGAAGGTCGAATCAAGATCATAAGCAACGTCGGAGTCCTGACCACTGGAGTTGATATTCCATGCGTGTCCTGCATCATCCTCGCGCGCCCAACCAAGTCCTATAATCTTTATATTCAGATCTTAGGACGAGGCACGCGAACATATCCTGGAAAAGAAGACTTCATCGTTTTGGACCATGCTTCTAATGTTCCCGAACACGGTTTCATCGAGAGCGAGCGTGTCTGTAATCTCGACGGCAAAGAAACCAAAGCGATTGAAAATAGCTATATCACCTGCGACGTATGCTGGCATACATGGAATCCTATAGAACAATATAGGGACAAAAACGAAGGCAAGAACGGTCGCGACTATCTCTGCAAGCTGTGCGGTCGAGATATGACTCCCGCAAAAGTCACGGCTGAAGTTGAGCATACGATTATAACCGCGCCTTCCGAGATGATCGAAGTCAAAAGCCTAAGCGAGCTAGAAACCGCACAGATGCTACAATATATAGAATCCAAATATAAAGTCATGCGAGCCAAAGGATATAAGAAGGGCTGGATTTATTACCAGCTTCGAGAAAAATATGGGGAAACGAATGCCAATCGAATCTGGTCAGTCGTTAAAAAGGGGATTATTGAGACTTAGGCATGACATATTGGTTCGCGAAATTATCAAAGCCATGAGTGCCACTGATCTATGCAGATGTTGGGAACAACCGACCGGCGCAGCATATCGTGAAGGCGTCTTAATTCACTACGGCGTGAAAGGTAGTGCTGATATTAGCGGCATTATGCGAGATGGAAGGCGATTAGAGGTCGAAGTAAAAACCGGGAAAGCCGTGCAGCAAGACAATCAGAAGGCATGGGGTGCGATGATCATAAACATGCGTGGAATTTATTTCGTTGCCCGATCAGTAGAACATGCGATAGAACAACTCCAAGCAGCAGCAAAAACTTCGCGAGTTTGAGAGGAGGACGGGTGATCCTCTCGGCTGCTGTCCTATTAATCACCGCCGATACCCTGGAGCATTCATGGAAGAATTGCGCTCGCATCTTGCGGAGCTTGGTTTCACAATTCCCGCTGAAAAGTTTATTCTAAACGGTTCACTTCACAGATTCCCACGCAACGGTTCAAAGGATTCAGGCTGGTTTATCGGCTGGATTCATAACTATATCAAGCGGCCCGGCCAATACGCTATCGCCTCATTCGGCGATTGGAGAACCGGCGAAGAACATTTATATGTTCCGACTAATGTCAGCTCAGCTGAAAAGAAGTTAGCCGATGAAGTTATAAAGGAAGCAAAGCGAAAGCTAGCCGTTGAAAAGTCTGTGCTCCAAAAAGAAGCAGCAGATAAAGCGAAAACACGGTTCGCCAAGGCTTTCGCAGATCGGCTTACGCCATACCTGGAGCGAAAAAAGATCGATCGCCTCTATGGTGCTCGCGTCATCGGGGATACTCTTATCGTTCCCATGCAGAATATAAGCGGCGATATAGTCGGCTCTCAAAGAATACTGGTCGATGGCCAAAAGTTTTTTGAAAAAGGCCAAAACAATGAGGCCGCATTTTTTAAAATCGGCAGCATGGAAGATGAAATTTATATTTGCGAAGGATTTGCAACTGGGTGCTCTATACACATGGCGACAGGGAAAAGCGTAATTGTCGCCTTCAATGCTGCAAATTTGGTTAAAGTCGCAAAGGCTATTCGATTTGTTTCTCCCGACGTTCAGATAACAATCTGCGGCGATGATGATAAGGCGCGTAAACCGAATGTGGGGAGAGAGAAGGCAGAGAAAGCCGCGTATATCGCTATGGGGTCTGCAATCTTTCCAGAATGCTCAGGAACCGACTTCAATGACATGCACTGCGAATTAGGAATTGAAGCGGTTAGGAAAAGGCTCGCCCCTGAAGTTGAGGTTAAAGCAGGATTTAAACCGCTCGGCTACGACGATTCCGGGCATTATTTTTTTAACATAGAGCGAAAAGACATTTTCAGAATCTCAGCTTTTACTCCACAGAATTTATTTCATCTCGCACCAGAACAATATTGGAACGAAACATATAGAGCCGGAGAAGACTCTAAGACTAATTGGCAGAGAGCTAGTAATGATCTTATTTCCATGTCGCTTGAGAAAGGTCGATTCGATTCAAAAGGTGTTCGCGGTGTCGGGGTCTGGTTGGATCGAGGAAGAGTCGTCGTGAATACCGGTCAAACTTTGATCCTTGAAGACAAAGAGCGATCTCTCTATTGGCCGCAAGGTGAAGCGATATATGTGCAATCGACGCATAAAATGCCAAAGATGCGAAAAGTAGCAAGCGTCGAAGAATGCAATGCACTCTTGGACGTTTGCGACATGCTGAAATGGAAAGACCCGAGATCTGCTTTTTACTTAGCCGGATGGATTGCGATTGCTCGAATTGCCGGAGCACTTCCTATACGTCCGCATATATGGCTCACAGGAGGATCTGGGACCGGAAAGTCCACGGTAATGTCAGACATCATTCAACCATCGCTAGGGGATTGTCACGGCTTTATGCAGGTTCAAGGGGGAACTACTGAAGCAGGAATTAGGCAGACACTCAGAGCGTCAAGCGTGCCTCTTATCTTTGATGAATTTGAATCGAACAGCCAATGCACGAAAGAGCGACACGATTCAATCGTAGAGCTCTTGAGGAATACTTGGTCAGAAACATCCGGTCAAATTGTAAAGGGATCGGCAGGAGGAACGAGCTCTGCTTTCAATCTATGCTTTTCAGGTCTTGTCAGCAGCGTTGGCGTAAATCTTTTAACCGATGCAGATAAGTCGCGCTTTTCAGTCCTAGAGCTCAAACCGCACGGTGATGACAATGAAGAATGGAAGCGGCTTGAGAAAGCCATGAAATGCATCGATGAAGAATTCGGACATCGACTCTTTGCCCGAATGGTTCGAATGCTTCCCATAGTGCGCCAGAATTTCATTATTCTAAAAGCTGAGATTGCGCGCGTAAGCCGGCAAAGGATGGGGCAGCAAGTTGGCATGCTGATGGCAGGCTGGTACGCACTCCGCTCAGACGAAGTCATTACGAAAGAAGGCGCGGCGAGCATTGCAGACGACCTGAATCTGAAAGAAGAGAATCAAGACAGAGAGACAGAAGAGGAGTCTTGCCTTCTGCACCTGCTCACATATCGAGTGCAGCTTGATGAAATCTCGCGGTCCTCAAGTACAATCGGCCAGATTATCGATTTAAACCCTGAAGAAAGTTGCAATAGAGGTATACAGAAAGAACTGCGAAAATATGGCGTTATGGTCGAAAAAGATGCTATTTATATTTCAGATTCTCATGCTAGTCTGTCTAAGATCTTTGCTGACACCAGATGGTTCAATTGGTCGCGCTTTCTGCGTAGATTAAACGGCGCCGAAACGGTAGCATCGAAGACTTTTAACGATTCACTCCGCCAAAGAGCCACGAAGATACCTCGAAATATAATCTAAATATATTAAGTTTGCTGCAATTGCAGCAGACTGCAGCACTCATTGCAGCAGTCTCAAACCCATGCGCCTCATGGGTTTGTATGCTATTGCAGCAGATGCAGCAAAGGGGATAGATACATATGACTATAAAAAAAAATCTTTTTTATTATTATTATATATATATATATGTTTTTTGCTGCAGTTGCTGCAATAGCATTGAAATCGTTGGTGGGCCTTGATTTGAAGGTGCTGCAGTTGATGCTGCAGTCTGCTGCAATTCCCGGGAACGCCATGATCAGAGCCACGTTAAGGGTGCTGCAATCATCAAAATAAATTCGCTGCAATAAAATTGTCTGGACAAAATCCTTGATGATGAAGATAGTCGTCGGAAAAGAAGGAGGATCAAATATGGGTTTTAAAATAACTTTGGAAGAAGCGGCTCTTGCGGCTGAAAGAGCTTATCGGAGAGGATTCCAACACGGCGTCAATGCAGCCCATAAGTCCGGCGTCACCGATGAAGATGCGATGAAATATAGATACGACATGGATTACGATAACGATTACTGGGCTCCTGAAAGGCTTTCAGATGGCAAAATCCATATGAATCGCACTATTTCCAAAAACCTCACTGACCGGCTTCTTTATGAAAATAAAAACTTGGATCGATAAGGAGCTGAGACCATGAACCCAATCAAACGGTTAAGAGTCACTCGAGGGATGACACAATTCGATTTAGGGAGGCTTTTGGGTGTAAGTGAGAGCCGGATATCAAAAATTGAAACGGGACGCTCTCAGCCCGATTCTGCGATCCTCAGCGGCCTAGTCGAATTGTTCGATCTCGATGAAAAGATGACGCTTGAACTCATCGACGCAAAAGCTTATATTTCCGCTAAATAAAAAGGAGATTTATGAGCGACGAAAAGCCGAAGGATTCAGACCTAAAAACTATCGCGGTTCTCCGCGTTAACGGAAATCTTGAGACAATCGCGGCAACTTCTATCCCGAATTTGAGGAAGGAATTAAGGAAGTATCCAGCCTCTGCCCTGGTGGAAGTTTGGAGAGGTAGAAAGCTGGAATTAAAGAGGGAAGTTAAGGTCAGCTTTTAAAGATCAATCGAGTCTTCATTTCGGGATTTGAGATAAAATCTAAGGTCATCTCGCAACTGAATTGATCGATCGGTTAAGGCATAAAGGCCCTGCCAGTCTCTCTTTAAATCTTGCTCGGGATCGTAGTCATTTTTGATCAAAATTTCCCATCGTTCGACGTATTTACGATCCTTTTTCTTGCCGTGCCATTCATGCAGAATAGTGCCAGGAACGAATCCAATGTCGCGTTTGATATATTGCGTGGCGCGGTCTTGCCAGCGAAGTACGTGGCGAACGTATTCGCCGTTTAGAGGTTGTCGGCGCTCGTCGAAAGTAGATTGGGCTTGCCCAATAAGACCGAGAGCCATGTGCCTATCCCCGGAGCCTAGAATCGCCACGTCAAATAATTGACCAAGAGCGTCAATAGCAGAACGGTTCGCGGCCCATGCATAGCCTGGGTGCCAATACGAATAGCCTTTCCCGAACGGTTTGCGCTCAAGATATGACCATACAAAACCATTGTGCGTCTGCAGAGCCTCACCTTTCGGCCCAAGATCGATGCAGTTCTGAAATAGCTGGACGACTTGATAATGCTGTAACTGCTGAACGGTTTCTAAGGCCCACCCATCACGGTTCACGAATTCGACATCCGCGTCAATCCAACATACATATTTCCAGTCTTGAGGAAGGCGAGCGATGCCGAGATTGATCATGTTCTCCTTGTGCCAGAGCTCTTCATCGCTACGAAGCTGTAGGTGCATCGGGTTTTTCGCATCGGTGATCTGGAAACATCGCTGACCCAATTGGAGCTCAACGGTTAATAATTTTATGCCAGCTTCTTGCATGCGCTTTTGGAATTTCTGATACAGATCGTAGCGTGCGGTATATCTTGCCGGGTTGGAAATGACAGCTATGACGTAAAAGTCTTTAAGGAGATAGGCATCATTTTCGTGGTGCATTTTTTAGCCTTAATTAGAGTTTCTTAAGGCTAATATTAACCAAGTCAGAATGCAATGGATTAGCGCCAAGGAACATTGCAAAGGATGACAAAAGGTGATATGTCGTCCCTGTAATCTTGCGCTATTTGAAACGGTTCATTTATTGAAAGCAAATATTGTTTGGCCCATAAAACAGAAGGAAAATCAGGAAAACCATAAAGCGATTTAAAATCGGTTCGCAATTCTTCTGCGGGATCGATAGGATTTAAATCACCTTCAAAAATACCATCATAATCGCAGGCCAAATGTACGAGTAAATTAAATTCAATATCAGTCATTTTCGATCTTCCCAATCCAACTCAATTTCCCAATAAAGCAAATTGACGGTTATGTAGGGGCCCCAAAAATGGATTCCCCAGCCGATGCTAGGGCAATTTCCATTTGATACTATGTCAATGTTAGGGATTAACTTTCTCATCTTCGGTTTTTCCCTCCTGCTTCCGTTATTCCTGTGCTCGTCTCCCAGCTTCCGCCAATTTGTATATTCCAGTTTTCGCTTTTAATCGTTCCGTTGTCATTATATTCCCGGTTCACATTGATCTTCAGCTCTCCGCGGGTGCTAGCGGAAAGGTTCCCCAGAAGACTGCCTAGAGATTCCATTCTTGGCGGAGGATTGCCGGGTGTACGCTTTGGAGTCTCCGTTCTTCGGTCCACAGCATAAACTTGTCCGCGAAACTGCAGGTTGACCACACTGCCGGCGAAATATTCGTGTGTCTTCAGCTCGGCCAAAAGGTCGGCAAACCTTTGCGTTTGATATTCGTAGATTTCTTGCGCAGATGTAGGCAGCGGTTCGAAATCCATCGGCTCATCCAGTGCCTGGCCGAAAGTTGGAGTTGATAAAAGGCTGAGAGCAAATAAGTATTCTTTCAAGGTTATTCCTCCAAAATTCTTTCCCGTTCTACGTTTAAAAACTTGAATTTTCCAAGGCCTTTCATCGACGGTTTTGCGCAATATCGATGTGGCGATTTAAAACTAAAAACTGCGTAATTGTGGCCTTTATGGAAAAATCCGATAATGGTATACCCTGGCGGGGTCCAGATGAATAGTTTATCGCGACAAAAAAGCTTAAGGTCGGAAGCTTTCATTTTTAACCTCACAAAAGATAGTTTTTTACATCAAAAAAAATGGCATGTAAATCTGTTATTTCCCTAAATCATATGGCTCGAAAGGCATAGACTCTAGTATGACTTGCTTTGCTTTTTCTGAGCTTATGCAGAAAATCTGCATAATCTTATCGGTCAGCTCCAAAAGTCTCACGGTTTGCTCGTCCATTTGCGAACCTTATAATGATTATGTTTATGCATGCAAAAACACTAGCTTTTCACATGCGAAAAATCAATAGCTTTTCATTTTAAAATATCGTAAATATCACAAGTCGTTTTTGGAAAATTTACACACGCAAGGAAATATTGTGGCTTACTCACTAACAAAAGTTGACGCAGGCTGGGAAGTACAAAACGGTACAGAAATTAAGGTGCTAGTCCCCGATTTGAAGAGCATTGAAAAAGTTCTGAAAATGCTGACCCCAGTAAAAGAAAAAGAAGAAACTGAGAAAGAAACGGTCATGAAACTACTTGAGAAAAGTAAAAAGGCTTTGACAGCTTCTGAAGTTATGGCCCTGATAAGTGCCGACAAAAGAGAATGCAAAAATATACATATGATCCTGTCTGTTTTGGGAAGGAAAAAGATCTTGAAACGGAGGAAGAATTCAGCGGGTATTTTTGTATATTCGGCAAAATAAGTCATAGTGCCACGGATGGCCCACCGCCGACACTTTAAGGAACGAAAAATGCAAGTTATCACAGTTCGGAAAACTCTATCGCCATAACCAAAAAATACTGGACCCTGTTGGCCAAGGAACCAGTCGAAGTCAAATATATTGCCGGCGCTTATTATGGCCAATGCAGTGAGTTGGCGGCCTACCGTTTGCAGCATATATACGGCTATTGAGCAGCTCTGAACGGCAAAGTAAAAGTTCACCAAGATCCAAAAGGCTGGTATTTCATTCTGCATTTAACGCAAGATATCGAAATATGCGAATAGTCGCTAATACTCATACCCGCACTCAGGACATTCCCTTTTTTTCTTCTCCTTCTTTTCCTTCTCTTCTTCCTCCTCCTCTTCCTTCTCCCCAAAGTCCATGAAATCAAGATCGAACTTGGAGTCGAGCTCAAAGAGCTCGTCTAGCTCTCGATTGAGAATACTCACTTCCCATTCCGATCGCTCCCCACTACGGTTATCCATGATCCGATACGCTCGAGCCTGAGCCTCCGAGAGCTCCGCGACATGAACCGGAACCTCTTTAATCTTAAGTTTTTTTGCCGCAGCTAATCTTGTATGGCCAACGATTAGAACCATGTTAATATCGACAACCAACGGCTGGCGAAAACCGAATTCTTTGAGTGATTTCAATACCTCAGGAATGGCTCGCGCATTTTTTCGAGGATTTTTCTCATACGGTTTAACCTGCCCGATTGGCACCATTTTAACGTCCATAGGAACCTCAAAAAGTAAATGTATGGCCAAATTAGATAGAAAAAAAGTATCCGTCAAGAAGGTTCAGCACGAGAAGACGGCAGCGGATCTTGTGCCTGATGAAAGAGGAGCTCCAATCATTCACGATTGGAACGAAGACGATATTAAAAAAATAAAGAACATGGCTCGCATCGGTTTAAAAGTTTCTCAAATTGCCGCGATAATGAACTGTAATCTAGCCACAATGGATCGCAGAATAGCGGCTGATAAAAAGAAATGGGATGACGGAAACCTCGACGAAAATAACATTTATGCCGTGTTGGAAAAATCTCGCGCCGAGGGAGATGGCTCTATAGCAAGGACTTGCTACGAAGTTGCGCTTGAGCAGAGACATCCGACGATGCTTATCTGGCTTTCAAAAGTGCGGTTAGGATGGCGAGAAACGATCGATGTAAATGCAGAGACAAAGCATACGATAGTCTATGAAACACAGCTTGCCGATGGTGTTCTCAGGCAAGAGCAAAAGCAATTAACGGGAGAGAGTGGAGTTACTGTTATCGATGCAATGATCGACGAAGTCACGGAGGAAGTATGCCAGAAACCAGAGTCAGAGTAAGGCTTGCGACACCTCCGCATTCAAACAAGCAGGCGTTAATCATGAACGCTTTTTTCATTCCCGGACTCGTTGAGATGTGGGTGGCGTGTGGCAGCAAGTTCGGAAAAAGTTTAGCTGCAAGCAGTGCATTATCTCTCTATTTTCCCCTGCAAAAACAGAGTCTCATGAGATGGGTAGCCCCGATATATACACAGAGCAAAGTTGGTTTTAAATATTGTCGGCGCATTCTTCCTCCAGAACCGCACGTTAAAGCTAACGAATCCAACCTAGCTCTTTATATGCCTGCTAATGATTCGATGATTCAATTCTTTCATGGCCAGCACCCCGAAAGTCTTGAGGGGGAAGCGACGGCGGCGAATGTCTTAGATGAAGCCGCAAAAATGAAAGAGGATGTCTACAGCTCAACAAAAACAACCACAACGGTTACACGCGGACCTATCCTTGGAATCTCGACGCCAAAGGGAAAAAATAATTGGTTTTATCGAAAGTGCATGGAAGCCAAAGAAGAAATGATTCGCGCGCGATTCGAGAATAGGCGGCCCACAAAGATTTTCATTCATGCACCTTCTTGGACAAATCCCCAAGTCTCAAGTCAAATCTTAGAGGATGCGAAAAGAACAATGCCGGCAAGGCTTTGGCGGCAATACTTCGCGGCGGAATTTCTTTCAGAAGGCTCTGTGTTTTCAAATGTCGAAGCTTGTTACATAACAGACTTCCAGGAATTAAATGACCAATTCTTCTGGACCGATGAAAACGCAATGTCGCAAGATGTGGTGATTGGAGTCGATTGGGCAAGGAATGTTGACTATACGGTTTTTACAGCGATGAATCCTAAGACGAGAAGAACCGTTGCCATGTGGCGAATGCGGGGCATAAGTTATCCTGCCCAGATCAATAGGCTAAAGACTTTTGCCACAAAATTTCAATCTTGCTTAACCGTATGGCATGATAAAACGGGCGTCGGTGTTGCCCTTGACGATATGCTGCATAATACAGAGCTGCCGTTTAATGGCATCACTTTCACCAATGCTTCAAAAAATGAACTAATGGTGCGGTTAATGCTCGCATTCGAGGAAGAATCGATAGGCATTCCTCAAATCAATTCGGTTGTCATGGAATTAAACGACATAGAAGTAAAGACGACTTTGACAGGACTTCCTACCTACTCCGCTCCGGACGGTTCGCACGATGATATTGTCATGTCATTAGCCTTAGCACATTCGGCAATGTTACAGCATTCTGAAAGAGAATATGGCATTATAGAATTCTAAATGTATGGCCACGGAGGCGAAGAATGCTCACAGGGCTGGAAGATGACGAAACAAGTATGGACAATTTTGAATTAAAGACGAAAAACTTTGAACGCATATTTGCAGGAGATAGCAATGTAGCCGGTTATGCTGACTTAGGCACTATGGTGAACCCAAGATTGCTTAAGTCTATTTTTGTAACTGAAGATTGGATTTTTATCCTCGTCGATCGGATCGCGCAAAAGCTAGCACAGATTCCCTGGCAAGTTCACAGCCGGGAAGTGGTAAATGGCGAAGAAGTGCTCAAGCCAGCATTGAATCATCCGGTTCAAAACATGCTCGACAATCCTAACCCGCTGCAAGATGCATATAGCTTTAAATATGCATCGATTGTCGATTATTCAGTTACTGGCAACGCGATCATGTATATCTCAAGGCAGTCTAATTGGCTCATTCAGGTCCCTACTGAAATTATTCAGCCAGACATTACAGGCCGAGGCGAGCTTCGAGGTTACGATATTGTCGGGATGGATCCGCTTAGCTTTCCGGTTAGTTCACGCACAAAGCTAAGACCTGAGGATGTAATTCATGTGAAGCGGCCCAATCCTTCATCGGTTTATTGGGGTCTCTCGCCATTAATTCCAGGCGCCAATCCCTCTTTGTTTAATCGTTATACGAACGAATATCTT